CCCAGCGCGGTGCCACCGTAAGGGAAGGTGCCGGCCAGGTTCGTGGGGTCCTTCACCAGCCAGCCATGGACTTTCTTCAGGTTCGAAGCATCAGGTGACGCCACGTCAAACCCCCGTATCTATCCGGGGCGCGTTGGTTCGTCCGTGATGCCTTCTTCCACGATTTCACGGATGCGTTCTTCCGCGCCGGCCACGCCCAGGAAGGGGCGCATGTTCACGTCTGTTTCCAGTTCGGTCACGTCTTCGCTGGTCAGCCAGAACAGATTCAGGAAGTACGGCACGCCTTCGGCCGTGCTGATGAAGTCCCTGACACCTTCACGCACCAGGTCATTCACCGGCTGGGTGGATGTCCCACCGTACTGGTGAACGGAAGCGTATGTCACATTCGTGCCCACTTCCACGGTGAACTGGTCCGGCGTGTCTATCTGCCCCTGGTCGTCCAGGCTGCGGAACAGTTCGCCAGTATCGAACAGGGCCCGTGGTGAACGTTCCAGGCGCCGGCTGGAAATCTTACTGCCGCCAGCCAGGTCCGCCACCAGGCCGGCCGTGTGAACGAACGGGTCATCTTGACCAGGGTACTGTTCCGGCCACGCATCGTTGCCCAGGCGCTGGTCACGGAAGGCGCGCTGGGCGTTCGCCTGAAGCGCCGCGCCCACCTGCTTCAGAATGGCTTCGGGGTTCCGCAGCACCCGGCGGACATTCGCCAGGACTTCTTCCCGGTCATTGCTGCGGATGCGGATGGTGCGTGTCACGAAAGGTCAAAGCTCCGTTTCCGTTCGCTGGGCCCAGGCTGCGAAGGCGTGATGATTTCCAGGTTTTCCTTGTCGAAATACGGCCGGACAGTTTCGCCTGGCACCATTTCCTCAGACGGTTCCAGGACGCTGTCAGTCCGCGGCAGCATCCGGTCCCTGGCCGTCACCAGTATCAGCTGGTCCAGTTCCTTCATATAGGCCTTGTGGTCATCGGTGCCGGCCTTCATGCCGGCGCGCTGCTTCAGCTTCGCGATGACGCCAGCCACCGCCACGTTCACGTGCTGGGCTTCCGCGTCATCCAGGGCCAGGCCGCGGTTCGCGAAGTCCGCGCCCACGTCCGTGACAGCCAGGCCCAGGCGCGTGGTGTCCACGGTGGTCTGGGTGGGGTCATACGGGTTCGTCAGGTTCACCAGGTACTGGCTGCCGTACCTGGCGATGACGTCATCGGCAATGGCCATGGGTCAGTTCCTCAGACTGGGTCAGCCCAGGTGGGGCTGGCGTGGGTGGGAAGGTATTCCCCGAAGGCCAGCCACAGCCAATAGGCGATGATGGCGCCGGTTTCCGTGTCCGCGATGGTCCAGACATCGTCCACCAGGTACGGCGTGGCGCCACCCACCAGCGCGTACCAGCTGCCGTCAAACGGCGACATGGGCGCGAAGATGATGTCATCCACCTGGACTTCACCCACGGCCAGCGTGGCCACCGCGATGGACACGGCCAGTTCGTCCTGGTTGAATTCGCGGAACCACCGGTCTTTGTCCAGGTCCAGGGCCAGGATGGTCCACACGTCATTCGTCAGGGTGGACAGGTCCACCGATGCGGACACGCTGCCCAGGTTCAGGGTCAGCGTCCCGGTGGCGCTGTTCTTCCGCTTCACCGCCACCTGAAGGTGATAGGGCACGTCAGGGTCCATGGTGCCCTTCGCCACTTCGTTCAGCACCTGGGTGATGGTGTCGCTGGCACCGAATTCCAGGGCTGCCGGGTTCGTGTCACCCACCGCGTCCCGGTACGTGACCAGGTCCGCGGACAGGTTCGCCACGTCAGTGGTGACAGTCCAGTCATCCAGGGCGGACAGCGCCGAACCGGCCGCGCCGGATTCGGTGTAGTCGCTGAAGGACGGATTCGAAATCAGCGCCTGGCTGTCCCGCGCATCCAGGGCGCGGTATTCCGTGGTCCGGCCGGAACCGGACACTTCCAGTAAGTCCTTCTCCGCGGCGCCACCGGCGAATTCGAACACTTCCACGTGCCGGTCCGCGCCGCTGTTCCGGTCCCGCCGGCAAGTGATGGTCTTCGTGTCCGCCGTCTGGTTTTCCAGCACCTTGCCATCCGCGTCCACGGTCAGGCGGTGAATGCCGGTGGCAAGGCCGGTGCCGGTGAAGCTGGGCGTCCCGAAGGACAGGGCGCGGGTCTTAATGGACTTGGCGTTCGCCACGAAGTCAGCGCGCATGTCCCTGAAGATGCGGCCCACGTCCGCGTAAGGGATGCCCAGCACCTTCGCATACTGCTGAAGGTACGGCGTCAGCATCCCCGCAGCGAAGCCCAGGGTGGAAGCCATCTGGCCGCGCATGTCTTCCGCGGCCGCCAGGGCTTCGGCGGAATAGTCGCCTTCCTGGGCCTGCTGGATGGCGTCCAGCATGTCCACGAAGTTCGGCGTGTTCACGCTGCCGAACTTCTGGGTTTCGTTCAGCAGCTTGCACGTCAAGCCTATCTGGTTCTGGACTTCTGCTTCACTGGGGCTGGCCATTGTTCCCGCCTATGAAAAAGGGCTGACTGGGGGTTCTGAGTCACCCAGCCAGCCCGGTCACGAATCGGTTCCAGTGCTTCGGTCAGACGCGTTCCACCATGGTTTCCGGTTCGGCCATGCGCCAGTCCACCGGCATGGTGGGTTCCATCCGCACCATGTAGATGAAGCAGCCCAGGGGAACGTCATTCGCCTGCGGAACGTAGGCCTTCACCTTCGAACCGTAGGGCATCGTTTTGGACATCTTCACGGCCATGGGTCCTTCCCCACGGATGAAGGCGTCCGCCACCCGGTCCACCACCAGTTCCACCTGGTCAGCGTCCAGCTGGTACAGGGCGCCGCGGGCCGGTTCGCTTTCCAGCTGCCCGTCCTTCCCCATGTCCATGCGGCCGGTCCACCTGGGGAAGCACACGCCACCGGCGGTGATGTTCTGGATGGGACTGTCCGGCGTGGTCCCGCACCAATACGTGTGTTTCTCCGTGGCCGGCGGGGGCGCCAGGGCGTCTTCCGGAACCTTCACGGCGCCACCCAGCGTGGGCGGTGCGGCGTTCGGAAGGCCAGGGACGTTCACCTGGATGCTCGTTTCCGGCTGCGGGTCCGGCACCGGCACGGTGTCCGCCGGAGGCGGGGGCGGCGGGGGCGCCGCGGGGTCAGGCGTGGGCGCTTCGGTGGCGTCCGGTACAGGCGGGGCCGGCGGGGCCGGCGGTTCGCCGTCCTGGACTTCCGGTACGTTCGGTTCGGCGTCAGACATCAGTGGTTCCTTTCCACGGTCAGGGGCCTGGAAAATCCAGGCCCCAGTATCCGCAGGCAGGGGCTGTTCGTCCAGCCCTAGCCTAGTTGTTCACCTTCACGGTCTGGTAGGGAAGGAACACGCCCACGCCGTGCCGGCTGTCCCACTGGACGGACTCTTCCTTCGTCTTCCTCGCGACGTCGGAATTGTCCATGTGCTGTTCGTGCGTTTCCAGCGGCTGGCGCGTCTGCTCGAAAACGGCCTTGTGCTGGGCGCCCACGGCGAACACGTACCAGTCATTGTCCGTGATGCGCTGGGTGGGCCACAGGTTGATGGACAGGCCGGATTCCAGAATGGTGTTCGTGACGGCCGCGTTGCTGGTGGCGGTGTTCGCGCCGATGGCCGTCCGGCCTTGCAGGAAGGCTTCGCGGAAAACTTCCTCGTTCGCGGAACCGTAGATGACCACGTATCCGGCGTCCAGGAAGGACTTGTCCCACAGGGGCTGGCCTTCCGTGTCCTGCATCTGGGAGAAGCGCGCCACGCTGGACCAGAAGTCCGCCCTGACGGCGTCACCGCTGGCCACACCACCGCCGGTTTCGATGTTCCCGCCGGTCACGCCGAAGCGCGCCGCGGAAGCGCCGTCCGTGGCGGAATACATGGCCGCGCCGTCCGGAGCGTTCGGGATGGCCGGCAGAAGGTCCGCGCTGGCGTTCACGCATTCGAAGAAGAACCGTTCCATCAGCGTGCCCCAGTTCCGGCCGCCCTGCTGGGCCTGGTCGAAAAGGGACTTCGTGACGTCGTCTTCACGGTCATTCTTGTGCCAGCCGATTTCCAGGCCGTAGTCATAGTTCGTGACGCTGAACCCGACGCTGGCGAAGGCCTTGGAACTGATGGTGCTTCCGCGTTCCCAGCGCCGCGGGTACGGCGCGGACTTGAAGTACGCGTAAAGCTCCTGAGCGTGGACGGAAGGCAGCCCCAGGTCCATGACGCGGCCCAGGTTTTCCTTCATGCCTTCGTACTGCTGCCGGTACGCGGTACTGAACGTGGACAGAAGCCCATTCGTCAGAGTCGCGGCGGCAAGAACCTGCGGCGGCATGTCATATTCCTTTCGTTTTCAGGGGCTGACCGAAGG